CAGAGAAAAAGCCAATCGTGGCAGTATATACATTTCAAGACTTAACAGGACAAAGAAAATCTGTACAAAATATTGCGAGTTTTAGTACTGCAGTAACACAAGGTGGTACAGAGATGTTAATTGATGCTCTAAAAGCAGCAGGTGATGGAACTTGGTTTAGAGTAGTCGAAAGAAAAGGAATAGACCACTTAGTTAGAGAAAGACAAATCATTCGTTCAGGAAGAGAAGAGGCAGCAAAAGTATTAGGAGAAGAAGCTCCTACACTAGGACCTATGCTTTTTGCAGGAATGATTATTGAAGGTGGTATCATTGGATATGATAGTAATATTATGACTGGTGGACGAGGAGCAAGAACACTTGGTATTGGCGGTTCAAGACAATATAGACAAGACCAAGTTACTGTCAGTCTTCGGGCAGTAAGTGTACTTACAGGAGAAGTTCTTCTGAATGTACAAGCAAAGAAAACTATATTTTCATATGGTTCTTCAGGAGACATATTTAGATTCATTGAGCAAGGTACTCAACTTATCGAATTCGAAGATGGTACTGGTAAGAATGAATCTGTTACTTATTCTGTACGCACAGCCATAGAGGCTGCCGTACTTGAATTAGTCAACCAAGGGCATGAAAGAGGTCTTTGGAAGATTAAGGGGAGAGAATGATGAGAAGAATACTTTTAGGCCTAAGTTTAATTCCAGCATTACTATTCGCACAAGCAACTGATGATAATGAGGTCTGGATAGACCAAGAGGGTGATACACTTACATTGTATATTGACCAAATTGGATTTGGTAACAAAATAGGATTGACTGATTTTTCAGGAACTCCTGATTATATGACAATTACTGGTACTTCACTTACTTTTGATTTAGACTTTATTGGAAATCAAAACATACTTTATGGACCATTAGTTTCTGATAGTTCTACATTTAATTTATTCTTTACAGGAGATTCAAATGTAGTAGATTGGAATATTGGATATATTGGTTCAACAGATGACTCAGTTATTGACTTTACTGTAACAGGTGATTCAAATACTTGGGATATTGACCAAGGTTATGTGGCAAGTGCGGAAAGATTGGATTTAGACCTTACCTTAATTGGAAGCTCTAATATTTTTGATTTAGATTTTGAAAGTGACGACAATATTTGGAACTGGGATATTACAGGAGATTCAAATAATATTAAATCTCTTATGAATGATGGTTCAAATGAGCAAACAGTCGTTTTTGTTGGAGATAGTGCAGACATAGATATTAATCAAATATCTGGTACATGTGCAACAGGAGCAGGAACAGCCTGTTCTACTCCAAATGGAAATATCCAATTGGATATTAATTCTGATAATGCAACAATTCAGATTAATCAAAAAGATTCTAGCAGCGACAGCTAGTGTGTGTTTGGTAGGGTCGGTTTATGCCGACTCTATCGGCGACATAGTTGAGAGTACTGGGCTAGGTTCTCTTATCAGAAATAATACTACTATAGAATCTAATGTAGATGTAAAAGTAAACTTATACGATACAGCAGAAACTACTAATGGTAGAATGTTAATCGAGTTTTTAGATAATGCAGAACTCGCATTAACAGAACATACTAGAGTTATTATAGATGAAGTCATATATGACCCAAATCCTGATAAGTCTAAGATGGTCATGAAAATGGCATTTGGTACTGCAAGATTTGCTAGTGGAGCTGGTGTTAATAAGAATAATATTGATATATCAACACCGACTGCACAAATTGCAATACGTGGTACTAATTTTACTACTACAATTGACGAACTTGGTAGAAGTTTAATAATACTACTACCTGATGAATTTGGTAACCCATCAGGTGTTATTGTAGTTAGTAATGGAGCAGGAGAAGTAACTTTAGCTGAGGCTTATGCAGCAACTATGGTATCTTCTGTTGATAGTACACCCACTAAACCTGTTACAATAAATGGCATTACTCCAGCACTTATTGATAACATGTTTATTGTAAACCCTCCTACAGAAGTAAGGGAGGCAGTTGAAGAGAGTGTTCAAGAAAACGAAGACTCAGGAATACTTGATGTAGATTTTCTTGAATTTAATGAACTTGAACAAGATGCACTTAAAAATACAGAGGTGAATCTTGAGTTTAGTGAGTTAGATATAGACTTTCTTGACGTAGATTTTTTAAGAGACTTACTCGATGTCGTGGAAGAATTAGAAAAAACTACTGTTAGATTAGTAGACACGCAACAACAATCAGCTTCTGGAGAAGTAACACTTAGGGGTGCAACTTTAGGGAAAAATAATGACAGTCAATACAATATATTTGTAGAAGAAGACGGACTTGTTTTTTACCGAGATGTTCAAGGAGTGATTAGAATAAAAGTGCCACTAGATAGTAGCACTAAATTAGTAACAACAGTTGAAGGCTATGAGGGAGTGATAGACTTGAACGCAGGCGACGATTCTATAATCGTTATAACACAGGAATGAAATACGAAAAGAAGATAACCGAGGCTTTTGAAATGATTACACTAATTGCAATTTTTATCATCATGTTACTAGGAATAAGCCCCCTAGGCTATGCTGATGATAATCATGTGCATATTGACCAAGTTAATGGCGGTGATGGATTATCAGTAAATGTGGATCAAGTTGGGTACAATAATTTAATACAGTTCTCAACAGACCACGCAAATAATATCTTTAGTTTTACTCAGTATGGTGGAAATAATACTATTTCTTGGGTTCCCTTTTGGGGCTCTGGCTATAACTGGGGTGGAGATGTTGATGGTATCGGAAATAATGAATCTGTTATACAGTATGATGGAGCAACATATGGTAGACACATATGGGGCAACAATAATGATGTAGATGTGTATCAAAATGGTACTCATACACATTGGTTAGATATTCATGCAAGTAATGTAACTCACGAAGTATGGCAAGAGGGAACTGGAACTCACTATAGTCAAATTTATTACTATGGTTCAACTTCTGGTTCAACAACAGACTTATTTCAGTCGGGCAATGCAAATCATAATGCACAGATTACTTTATATGGTAATCAACCAACGTTTTTAAATTTACAACAACTTGGCACAACAAATCAAACTTACAGTCTAACACAAAATTGTTATACTGTCGGAGGCTGCACAGTCAATGTAACTCAACAATGATAGAATATGCTCTTGCCATGGAATTAAATATGGCACAAATAGAAGCCGATGCTAAACTATTAAGAGAGTATGAAGAAAAATATTTAGAAATTAGACTTATAGAGCCACCAACAATAGGTGATAAAACTTTATTTTGGCTGACACAAAGTTTAGATATTTATTCTACTTATCGAGGATTACAGTATGATTGTGTACGAGAAACTAATTTGTTTCTATCAGATAGACCTGAAGTAAAAGATATGGTAGTTTTAAAAGGCTCTATATTTCTTTTAGTTCCACCAAGAACAGCTCAAGATTATAAGAATATAAATTTTATAACTTCAGTTGCAACTATAAATAACTTTGTAGTTTTAGATAGAGCAAAGAAACAATGCATAAAACTATAACCATAATTTTTGCACTATTAATTCTAATATGGAATCCTTATCCATTTAAAATTTTAGAATTAAAGACTTTTGACTGGCTCGTAATGAATACTGAGCCAGTTGAAAATCAAAACATACTTATTGTAGATTTAGATGAAAACTTTATTAAAGAGTATGGAGGTTGGCCACTACCAAGAACAGTATATGGCGACTTAATAACTAATGTAAATACAATCTCAGGGATTACAGTACTAATGCCTAATCCAGACATTCGTAATCCACAAAATGATAAAACTTTTGCAGAGACTATGATATTTGCACCAACAGTTCTTGCAGCTGCAGCTTCAAGACAAGTAAGTAATACTGGCCCTCATGTCGGTACTGCTGAGATAGGAGAAAATCCAAGACCATGGCTATATCAATTCCAAGGAATTTTACCCACAGAGTCTATGCTGGAATCAAGCGCAAAGGGACTAGGCCTGACTACCGTTACTCCAGAAATAGACGGGTTGGCAAGACGGCTGCCTTTAGTCGTAAACGTACAATCAAGACTTTACCCGAGTTTCGCCTTGGAACTCTTAAGAGTAGGCGTAGACCAAATTTCGTACCAGCTAAAAACGACACAAGAGGGTATTGAGTGGGTAAGAGTTCCATCTTACCCTCTTATGAATACAGATGCGAATGGTCGTATCTATTTAAACTGGAATACAAAATTTTATAAACAAACTGCGGTAGAGTTTCTTAATAATCCTATACAAGCTCCTTTCACTATATTTGGTACTACTGCAGAAGGAATCACAAATCCAATAGCAACACCAGCAGGAGCAAAATACCCACACGAAATCCAAGCAAATATATTACACAACCTTATAGAAGGTAGTGCACCAAGCACTCCAACATGGGCAGTTGGTGTGGAATATATTGCAAGTTTATTTGCACTTATACTACTAGCTTTTGCAAGTAGGTCTGTTTGGTTTTCAGTTCCAATATTAGCACTAATCTTAGGTGGTTCAGGATATGCTACCTGGAAATTATATCAATCTTCTTATTTGTTTGACGTTAGTGGAATCGTAGTTATGTCGATTCTCTTTTGGGCATATCATACATTTGTGAGTTTCATTTCCGAGTACCGCCAAAAACTTCGTATTAAACAACAATTTGGGACGTATGTATCTCCCGCATTGGTCAAAAAGTTACAAAATAATCCAAAATTGCTGAGATTGGGTGGGGTTACAAAACGACTAACTTTTCTATTCTCTGATATAAGAGGATTTACCCCAATCTCGGAAAAATACCAATCAGACCCTCAAGGTCTTACTAGTCTGATTAATCGTTTTCTTGACGATCAGACTCAAATAATTTTAAAACATGGAGGCACAATCGATAAGTACATGGGTGACTGCATCATGGCTTTCTGGGGCGCTCCAATAGAAGATAAAAATCAATTAGAAAATGCAACAAAAGCAGTCATAGAAATGAAAGAATCTTTGGAGAAATTAAATGAAAAACTTAAAGAAGAAGGGCTGGATACTATCAATACGGGAGCGGGAATTAACTCAGGACTTTGTGTTGTCGGTAATTTTGGGTCTTCTAACCGTTTCGATTATAGTGTACTTGGTGATAGTGTTAATTTAGCAGCTCGCTTAGAGAGCCAATGTAAAGAATATAATGCAGAAGTAATCATCTCTGAATATAGTTTAGTAGATGGGTACGATTATAAATATTTAGACGAAATTACGGTCAAAGGAAAATCTGAACCAGTTAAAATTTATACCTTACAAAAATAAGTCTTGACATTAGCTTCAAACTTTAGTATAATTACCATATGAAAAATAAATTTTTCAAGGATATTTTGGTTAAAAAATGAACGATGAAATAGAAAAAGTAGCGATGGATTTAGCAAAACATGAGGCAGTTTGTGCCGAACGGTGGAAAACTGCGTTTAATCGTTTTGATAGCCTAGATACACAAGTACATAGAATAGAAGAAATCATTATGTATTGTGCAGGTGGTTTAATTCTCTTCTTAGGCGGTTTAATTGTGACTTTAGTCACATTACATAGTTAGGAATATTATGTTAGACAATTACGAAAAGAAAGATGTGGCGAAAGCTCCAGTAGTTAAATCTAGTGATTTACCTGAAGGTTGGCTTCTTTATGAAAAAAGAGAACGTTGGTGCGTTCGTAACCCAGAAGGTAAGTTATTTAAGTTCGCAAGTAAAAGTGCGGCAGAGATGTACATCGAGGAGATAAGCTAACATGTTAGAATTTTTTGAATATATAATTAGATGGATTGTGATAATACCATATTTAGTAATGGCAGCTTCATTAATTGCAGCTTTAACCCCTACACCAAAAGATGATGGTTGGGTTAAGAAAATATACATGGTCCTAGACTGGATTGCTCTAAACGTTGGTAGAGCAAAAGATAAATGAGTCTAAAAAAAGCATTTCAAGAAGCAGTTGAGAGAGTTCAAAAAGATACTGAACTCTCTTCAACAATTAAAAAGAAAATAAAACGCAAAAAATCAAAACGTTCATAAATATGAAACGATACGATATTTGTAGAGATTGTTCTCATTTTAATAGTTTTTGGAAGACTTGCGACCAATGCAAGTGCTTTATGCCGATTAAAGTATTAATAAATTCGGCAAAGTGTCCGAAAGGATATTGGAGAGAAAATTATGCCAATGCACCCAAAAAAGAAGAAAAAGAAAGGTGGAAAGAAAAGAAGTAGAGGTTAAAGTTAACTGGCTTCAATATTTTCATTCTATCAAAAAGGTATGTCCCTGGAGTTATGAAAGTTATCTTAACGGGACTACCAAGATAACAAAATTTGATGAAGACATCTTAGTCCTTAATGAACAAAACTTTCAAAGATTACCTTGGGAGGTGATAGTCTATCTACCGGGTGATGACCTTACGCTTAATGCGATTGATGAGTACGTGGCATTTTTAAATGAATGTCAGAACACATGTGAATATTTATGGTCTCACCCAACCTTTTCAAAAGGCGGACAGAATCAAACTCCTGTGCCTGTAATTATACAGCAAGACCGAAAAAGGTTAATGGAATTAAGATATGGCTCTAACAGCAGCACAAAAAAGAAAACTTCCAAAAGCTCTGCAGGAAGCAATAATGAGAAAAAGAAAGGGCAAAAAGAAGAAGAACGGTAAGAAAAAGAAAAGATCACGTGGCTAAACACAAAAAAGACCCAAGAGTAGGAACGGGTAAAAAGCCAAAAGGATCAGGTAGGAGACTTTATACTGACGAAAATCCAAAAGATACTATCCGTATAAAGTTTGCTACAGCAAAAGATGCACGAGCTACTGTTGCAAAGGTAAAAAGAGTTCGTAGGTCATTTGCAAGAAAAATACAGATATTAACTGTAGGAGAACAACGAGCAAGAGTGATGGGAAAGAGAACAGTCGCATCAATCTTCAAAGCAGGCAAAGAGAGTCTGAGAAGGGCAAGAAATGCCAGGACACGTAAAAAGAAGACCAGCAAGAAGAGGGGTTAAAAGAAGACCACTTAGTGCTACAGTACAACGAACACTAAAAACTAAAGCTAAAAATAGCAGATTCACTTATGGACAACTTGCAAGAGTGTTTAGAAGAGGACAAGGTGCTTATTTAAGTTCAGGCTCCAGAAGAGGAGTTACTATGCAACAATGGGCATTTGGGCGTGTAAACTCTTTTATTAGAGGTGGACACTCTCAAGATAATGATATTAAAAGAAAAACAAAAAGAAAAGTTAGGAGAGGAAGATGAAATACTGGTTAAAAGAACAAACATATAAATGGATAGAATATTTTGGTATAAGCGAATATGAAGCTATGTGGTGGTCATTTTTTAAAGGTGTCATTTTAACACTACTAATAGTTTGGATATTTTAAATGATATATAATAGATTAAAAAGCGCTCCTTATGGAGTAGGACGAAAATATTTTCGATGGTGGATAACTAATTGGTATGAAAGATAAAATACTAGAAATAATTAAAGAAAAAGTTAAAGATAGTTCTATTGAAATAAAAGGTAACTCAACATTTGTTGAAGACCTTGGAATGGATTCATTAGATACAGTTGAATTGGTAATGGCATTTGAGGAAGAACTCGGAGTCACTATACCAGACAAAGACGTTGATTCATTACTAACTGTAGATGACGTAATAAACTATCTACAAAAATGAAACATAAAACAAAAAGCAGAAGAAAAGTTAAATATAGCAAATTTGGAGTTCCATTTAAATATGATGGAGGAAACTCAGAGTTAGCACGTATTATTAAAAAAATATCAGACTTATATAAACAAGGTAAACGAGTTCCTCAATCCTTAATAGCAAGACGCATCAAGTTAGGAAAGAGATCATTGAAAAAAGGACGTCGTGGCTAAATTAAGATTAAGAACTCGCCGTATGTCAGAACATCTTAAGAAGATGTTAGCAAAACACCGCAGAGGTGAAAAGATAGGTGCTACGGCAATGGCTAGACTAAAAGCTAGAGGTCTAATAAAAAGAAAATCTGGCAAAAAGAAGAAAGGACGGTTAGGAAAAAGATGAAAAACTTTTTTATAAAAATTTGGAATATCATTACTTTTCAAGATGTAAATTTTGATGGTAAAGTAGATATTAAAGATAAGTTTGTAAAAGCTAAAAAGAAAAGTAAAAAATAATGGCGGCACATACAACTGCAAGACACAAAACTTTTAGAGAAAATAGAGATATTTATAAGACTATCGGTGCTGCTCGTAAAAGAGCAAGAGCACTAGGACTAAGAGGCATACACTCACATGGAAGAGGTTCCGAAAAGAGATTTATGCCAGGTAGTTCTCATAAAGCATATGAGAATGCGATAAGGAAAAAGAAAAATGGCTAGAACAGGCAGTTTTTTAAGCGGACCTACTGGTGTTCACAACACACAGAAGATTCGAAAACATAAACTTCAAAGAGGAGTTACAAGAGATATGAATGCAGCAGCAGGAGCTTTAGTTAATACTAAAAATCCAGATGGTATTGAGGCATTTAGATATGGAACAACAGCAAAAGCTATTGGACCAAGATTTGGTAAAACAACAAATCCACCAAGAGCTAGGTTTCCAGGCAGAAGAAGATAAATGGCACTCACAAAAGCAGAAAAAGCTAGAATGAGAAGAGCTGGATTAACTAGGTTAAATAGACCTAAGTTTACTCCTAGACATAAAACTAAGAAAGCTGTTGTCGCAGTTGAAATAAACGATAAATTAAAAATTATTCGTTTTGGAGCGCAGGGCATGGGACATAACTATAGCCCTGAAGCTCGAAGAAGTTTCAAAGCAAGACACGCAAGAAATATTGCTAGAGGAAAATCTTCACCAGCATTTTGGGCCGATAAATTTTTATGGGCAGGCCCTGGTGGTAGTACAAAATTACCACCTAAATCCCAAAAACACGTTAAAGGATTAAAAAGAAGAAAATGAGTATTCCTAAGAAAAATACTAGAGAGATATGGATAGATGACCTTTTATTTAAAAGTGAAACTATGTTAAAGTATTTAAATAAAAAGACTGATTTGAGTTCAAAAGAACAGCAATTAGCAGAGTTGTGTGCAGGATTTATATATTTAAAAACTTTATGTGAAAAAGAAGATTATTTTGAACAACCAGACAATGAAATGTTTGAAACCGTAACTATACACTAAATGATAGAACTCTCAAGAAAAGATATATTATCAGATTCCCTTATGCAGTTTTCAGAAGATAGATTTGTGAAACTGCCCATTGAAGGATATCTAGAACTACTAGGTATTGAACCTAACTCAGCACAAACAGGTATCATAAATGCACTTAATAATCCTAAGTATCGTTTTGTATGTGCCGCTGTTTCTCGAAGACAGGGAAAAACATATATCGCAAACATACTAGGACAGTTAATATCCCTTGTACCAAATTCACATATATTACTTATGTCACCAAACTATGCACTATCGCAAATATCATTTGATTTACAAAGACAATTAATTAAGCACTTTGATTTAGAAGTGATTCGTGATAATGCAAAAGATAAAGTTATAGAACTTAGTAATAATTCTACTATTCGTATGGGGTCAATCAATCAGGTTGATTCAGTTGTTGGTAGAAGTTATGACTTAATTATATTTGATGAAGCAGCACTTGTTGATGGTAAAGATGCTTTCAATGTTGCACTAAGACCTACACTAGATAAACAAAATGCAAAAGCACTTTTTATTTCTACTCCTCGTGGAAGAAATAATTGGTTTGCTGAATTTTATTATAGAGGATTTAGTAATGAGTTTCCTGAATGGGCATCTCTAAAAGCAACTTATCATGAAAATCCACGATTATCTGAAGCAGATATTGCTGAGGCTAAAAAGACAATGTCAGAGGCAGAATTTAATCAAGAATATATGGCAGACTTTAATGTATTTGAAGGACAAATATGGACATTTGACCATGAAAAATGTATCGAAGATTTATCAGAATATGAAACAAAAAGAATGGATATATTTGCAGGAATGGATGTAGGATATAAAGACCCTACTGCATTTGTGGTTATAGCATATGACTGGGACACAAATAAATATTATATATTAGATGAATACTTAGATAGTGAGAGAACTACTGAACAACATGCAGTAGAAATAAGAAAAATGATAGATAAGTGGGATATAGATTTTATTTATATTGACTCTGCTGCACAGCAAACTCGTTACGACTTTGCTCAAAACTATGATATTAGCACTATTAATGCTAAAAAATCTGTGTTAGATGGAATAGGTCATGTAGCTGGAGTTGTAGATAACGATAATTTAATAGTACACTCTAACTGTAAAGAAACTATTTGGGCACTTGATCAGTATCAATGGGATCCAAACCCTAATTTATTAAAAGAGAAACCAAAACATAATGCGGCATCACATATGGCTGATGCACTACGGTACGGTCTTTATTCATTTGAAACTAGCATGACTACGTTTTGATGAAACCTAGAAAAAATAATACTTGACTTTAGCTTAAAAGTCTGGTACAATTAGCATATAAGAATAGAAATGACACTAA